AACGAACGAGGCAGCAACCCCTACGCTAGAATTTGGTACAACGAATACGGGCATATATGCCCCTGTAGCTAACGTACTGTCTGTCAGTATTGCTGGCGTGCAGAAGTGGTCAATATCGGCCACTGGAATAAATTCTGCGGGATCAAGTGGCGGTCTAACGTTTGGTCCAGCAACGGCTACAGCGCCGGGGTTAACGCCTAACAGTGCTGACACCAACACCGGAATTGGCTGGCCCGGAAGTGACTCCCTCTCCCTCGTAGCGGGCGGCATAGAGATGTTGCGGTGTGTTGAAAGCACGACTGACTACGTTCGTCTCACTATGCCATTCATGGTAGCAGAGAGGGCCACAGCGATAACCGACCAAGCGGACTACGGCCAGCTTTGGGTTAAGAATACAACTCCTAATGAGTTGTGGTTCACGGGTGATACAGGCACTGATCAGCTTATTGATCCAAGTGTGTCTGATATCAATACACAGGATGGTAACTACACACTCGTACTTGGTGATAAAGGCAAGACCATTCACAAAGCCTCAGGTGGTGTAGGAGAGACGATTACTATTCCGGCAAATGGATCAGTAGCATTCCGTCTCGGCACGCTAATAGGCGTACAGAACGACGGTGGTGGTGACCTCAGCATAGCTATCACGACAGACACGATGACAGGTACGGATGGTGTTACAGGCACTCGTACCTTGGGCGACAACCACACGGCTGTTATACAGAAGATGACTGCCACTACGTGGAAGTACGCAGCTAGCGACCTATGAGCCTAGCAATGCTACAAGTAGTACTGGGAGCAGTACCCGCTGGTGGGGACACGATTGACCTTCAGAATATGAGTGCCTATACCGAGGGAGAGTTTGACGCAGACGCCCTTTGTCGGCTTTTTGGTCAGAGCCACGCGAATCAAGGTGAGCAATGGTACGACAATGACGGTAGTTTGACTAAGCAAAACGATGTAATTCTACCGGATACAAGTACTGATAATTATCAAGTGAAGTGGGATGCTCTGACAGGAGATGTCCCAAGTACGGTTTCAACTCCTGAAGGTGTTTGGGAGTCGTTGGACTTAGACCATTTTGATGTTGAATGGAACTCCACTGGTAATGAGGACATATCTGGCTCTGTTACGGTAAGTATTCGCTTAGGCACAGGATCAACACTTGATACGGCAATTTGGGACGGTCAGGCAGTTTCAACGAAGACTGAAACATGATTATCTCGCACAGCAAAAAGTTTATATTTTTTAGAGTTGCAAAGACAGGTAGCACCGCAGGTGAGTTTCTATTACGAATGTCCGGGGCCTTTGATTTGACAACGGATAGCTTTACACAGCAGCACTGGGCTAGGTTGCCTGCGATTAACCCAACATGGCCGAGTGGCGTTTCCGTTAATTGGGCACACGCTACACCACAACAGCTTATTGATCATGGGGTGTTGACGATTCAGCAGCTTCGAGAGTATGCCTGCTATGCGTTCTTGCGGCCCATGGAAGATAGGTTTGTGTCATCCTGCCTGCACGGTATGAAGGCTGGAAACTGGGGTAGGCTAGACAGCATGGGACTCAAGCCAGAAGCGTTTATGAAACGTTGGCGTAGGATGGACAACCTTGTAATTGAGGGTGAGTCCATTGTTGGCAGACCTCAAGTTGATTGGTTTTTTGTGGGTGACGAACAGGTGGTGACCCCCTTGAATTTTACTAACTATGACGACGAACTCAAGAAGGTGCTGGCCTCGGTGAGTGGGCATGTATTTGGAGAGATCCCCCGGCTCAATGCCAATAACAGTCTGCCTCAGAATCGAGAAGAGTGGATGCGGGGTGTTTGGGATCAATACCCAGAAGTCCGCGATGACATCAATACCCGTTACGCAGCGGATAAGCAATTTTATGAAGACAACTTTAACACTTAGGAAGGATTAAGCATGGCAAAACTAACACTTGACACAATCACTAGCGCATATCAAGCAGTGCCCCTGCTTAATTCGAATAACGCATTGATTGAAACGGCGTTGGAGAATACCCTGTCACTAGATGGAACCACACCCAACAGCATGAGCGCTAACATTGACTTGAACTCCAACCGCGTTATCAATCTAGCAGAGGGTATTGCTGCCTCGGATGCTACTACCTATCAACAGGTGCAGGATTTGCTGGCTGATGCTTCTGGCGTAGATATAGCCGGTCCACTGGCAGCTACACTGGTTACTGTAGCTGACGCAGGTGGATACTACGATGCTATTACGGTAGAGGCGGCTCTGCAAGAACTCTTCACTGACCGGACCCCTATCGAGGATGGTAACGTCAATGACTACATGTTACGCTGGGGAGGCACGGAGTGGGTAGAGACAGCTGCATTGACGTGTAGTGCGGGAGGTATTGCTTCAGTGTCTAATAGGTTGGAATGCGAACAAACTCCTATCCGATTCTCAGATGGTGTGGGCAATAGCGTAGACTTGGACTTCCACGCAAGCGGTTACCTTGAGCTAGTAGATAATGCAGGTACCCCACACTTCTGGATATCCACTGATACACGTATGGACCATCTTCGCTTCTTGGAAAAGGCTATCTCGTCAGCAGACATAGCGACTTACGGACAGATATGGATAAAGAGTGATTCACCTCAAAGTTTAATGTTCACTAATGAGGATGGTGATGATATTCTTATCCACGCATCTGGATCGTTTACCGGTACAGTTACAGGTTTGACAACTACTGAACAAGGTACGGTATACTACGAGCGCATAGGTTCCCTTGTTACTATGTGGATTGATGCTGATATCAGCGGTACGTCCAATACTACTGCTATGACCTTGACGGGCGTACCAGCGGCTATCACACCAACCACACAGGCCATAGGTAGGCAAGTTACTGCGGTAATTGATAACAGCAATGCTGTTCCTTCTATGACAACGGCACTCACTACTAATACTATCCAGTTCAGTTTCCCCGATGCAGCGTGGGGTGCTGGTGGCTCTTTCTCAAGCATTGGGTTCACTAACTCAGGCTTGAAGGGACTTAACGTAGGCTGGACATTCACATACCATATAGACTAAGGAACATATATCTATGGCATTAGGATATGGCGAAGAAAGATGTAATCCAAAAGGGTGACCTAGTTCAGATCACCTTCCTAGATCATTGCGAAAATAGCAATGACGCATTAGAGTTTATAATCTGGGGTCGGATAGATCGTATTACACGCACTGCTTATATTATAGCATCGTGGGTGTACAACGATCCGGTCGAACAAGCCAAGGACACTAATACTGACAACGAGAATTATTATGTGATAGTCAGGAAGGCAATCACAAATATCAAGAAACTGAAATAAAAAAAGGGAGCCTCCTAAGAAGCTCCCTAAGTGTGACCCTACTAAGCCCTGCCAAGTGCAGGGCTTTTTTTATGCTCCCGGTACACCTTGTGCGATATACCGTTTCATCTGCGACTCAGACGCCTCACTGATGGTGATGATGTCTGCCTTGTAGGACACATCATCCCCCGCTATGATACCAGAACATCGGTGGAAGCGTTCTTTAGCTTCCTCTAGGTTCTCTGCGAGCTGGATAATGGTAAGGGTCTTACCCTTCATCTCGCCCTTGTTGGTCTTGTAGTTGATCTTGTACTTCTTCATAGACACTCCCTCATAATTAGAAAGGTTGCTAATACTACAAGCAGTATAACAGAAATTGGGATCTTGTACTTAGCACTCATAGCATCTTCTCGTAGATTCCTTTGGTGACCTTGCCATGCGGTGCACTTAGCTTGCGTGTAGTGTTCATGCTTTCGCACTCAGGACACCGCTGTTCATACTCTTTGTACCCGCACAGGGCATCAAATTCCTCCTTGCATTTGTTGCATATATATTCGTAAATAGGCATTGTCTCTCCTTACAGTTCACAATGACCACCAGTACAGGCTAGCTCTTGGCTAGCTGTAGTGGCGTCAGTCTCTTCGTTGAATGACATCCAATCAACGTTCTTAGGAACGTTCTTAAGCAGCTCATCATACTCCTCCTTCGTGATCTCCTCGTAGGGAGCTTGCTCGTAGGTGTGTTCATCATGTGGTAGGAAGGCAACACCCGACATAAGATCAAAGTTCTCATACACCCAAGCAGCAACGTCTACCCACTCATCATCCTTCACGTGAATGGTAACAGATGGCTTGTGCTCACACCAATGTACTGCATAGATCTTCCACAGTTCAAGCTGCTCAATAGCACCTACTTCCCTCGTACACCTAGCCCCATCCGGGGACGCTTGTGGAAACGAGAAGACTTGTGCATTGGGGTTGTAATAATCTTCTTCGGAACCATAACCTCCATCCCCCATAAACTGGCAGAGGGGATCGGCTTTGTCTGCGCGTATGCGTCGGATATAGTAGGGGGCGTAGCGGGGGTGGATACCACTGGATGATCCACAGAGTTGGCTGACCGTCCCGGACGGCTTAACACACGTAATTGCCGTTGAAGCAGGCGTTCCAAGTCGATTGCTGAGTCTAAGGTTCTCATCAATCGCTGCATTACGTAGTCGTTCAAGCGCTCCTGTGAGGGTGCTTTCACTTTCATCTTGCTCCCCACTGGTACGATTGATATCATCAAAGATTCCTCCTCCGCTAAGTAGTTCGTGGTCGCAAATTCCTGTAAGAGAAACTCCGAGAAGCCTTTCTTCTTCCGTGTTAGTTCGCCAGATTTTACGCAGTCCTCGAAAATTTGTAAGACTAGCTTGTACTGTCCCAAGGATTGTAGCGAGTCGTACCTTCCTTTCGAGATCATCCATTGTGTCATCTGGTCTAACAACGACTTCGGTGAGATTGCAAAACTGGTTTGGTCTAAGAATAATTTCGCTACAAGGGTTAGTTCCGAAATCATATTCACTGTCTCTTCGTCCACTCCTAGCTGCCATAGCTCTACAAGCTGGTCTGCTAAATATTCCACGTTCTCCTGATCCAGATCGTATGATGCTCGTAAATTCTGACAGAAACGCTCCCGCACTGGGCTTTGCATTGTAGCAAGCAGAGTTATTAGCCAGAGACCGGTGTTTTGCATGAGCGTGCCATGCGCCGTCTTTTGCATGTTGTAACTCCCTGTCGTCTAAGTCGGATAAGCTAATAAGGGCTGATCTACGTACACCGCCTGCCACTACTACCTCAGCGATCATGCACATGAGGTCGTGGCATTCAATAGTACTCAGTCTCCTACCGGCAGCGCCTCGGAACACTTCAGCAGTGTATCCAAACAATCGTTCAAGTGGCTCTGGACCACTGGCCCGTCCGCCGAAGGTGGCAAGTCGAGACCCACGGGGGCGTATTGATGATACGTCCCATCGTGGTACCTGACCATTATAGAGAAGCGCGAGCAACTCTCTGAGGGCTTTCTGCCATCCAGTTTTACTATCCGCAACGTATATGATTGTATCCGTTTCATTGAATTCCTCCGCTACCATGGGTAGCTTGTTAATGTACTGTGCTTCAACTGAGAACCCCACCCCTGTACCACACATGAGGATGTATAGTGTCTCATCGAATGCACGAATTGTATCTACTGTGAGATACGCGCAATTATAACCAGCCACGTTATCCTTTTCCAAGGCTGGCCCCGCTGACATCAAGGCACGCATACTAGGCATGACTTCCCTGTCAAGTATAGCTTGACGCAGTTCCTCCCAAGGTAGACGCTTCTTGGGGAACTTGGCCTTGAAGAAAGTAATGTACCGGTCCACAGTTTCTTCCCAAGTCTCGCGCCTTCCTAGGTCATCACGGTACCGGGCATACCGTGATAGGTGTATGTACTTCTGATAGTCGTCCATTGTTATTCTTTCTCCAGTAGTAACTCTATTAGAGATACCAGTTCATCAAGGTGTCTTTCTACTGTCTTCAACCTCTCCTCTAACTCACGGAGGTCGCTAGCACCTAGGGTGTACTCAATGGGGGTTGCTGGTGTAGAGAGTGGACCCATTTCAATTAGCTTAGCGACCATCTCCTCTCTTTCCTTGTATCCTCTTTCTTTCGCAACTCGTTCATAGTCCCGGAAGTCTGCTGGCTCGTATGTGTACGTACGATCACTAGTCGTGCTTCGCATGTGCTTTCTCCTCGTACTGCCTAGCTATCTTGTTCCAGTACTTGCGGTGTTTGCGCTCCACCTTACTGGCAGCAACATCACGGGCTAATTGTGCGTAGTACAACCAGTGACCAACTGCTCGGGTTTCCCGAGACTTACGTGTGGTACCTTCCCACACTGCTCGGTTAATGTCATTGAAGAACCGATCCCCACTGGCGAATACTGCTCGTGCTTTGTCGGTAGCACGCTGCGCTAGGATCTGTTGCTCCGACATACGTAACCGGAGTTGTGCCTTATCGCTTACTCTTTCCATTGTTTTTCTCCATCAGGTCTAATGCAGCCTCTGCCTCTTGGATGAACTTACCTATCTCTGCATACAGGATCTTGACAGGGCGTAAGCCTGCTCTGCGCTCAACATAATGACCTTTGGCGTCACCATTAACATTAATCTCTGCATCAAAGGTCATCTCGTTAGGGTGCTTCTTTTTGTTCCAGTGGGGTGTGACACCTACACTCCACGAGACTGCACCAAGGCAGCCACTAGATGGGGTGTTAAGAAACCTCCGGCTATTCTTCTGAATCTTCTTCATATCTGTACCTCTTCCGTTTGTAAACGTTCTTAGGAACGTGGACGTGGTGAACGTCTCTAAAGTCTTTCTTCGAGGGCGGCTTCTTCCTCGCCTTCACATCCATTTTGTTCAGCCAATTTGAACTCTTCTGCTCTTTCATAAAATTTCCTTACTATGTCCTCAACAGTAAGTCCGAGTAGGTCAACTAATTCATCGGGGTCGTACCTATCCTCGAACCAAAAGATCAATTCATTCTTCATCTGCCTCCTCCATTGCAGCGAGTGCTTCTGCCGCTTGACGTATGTCATACAGCGTTATGTGGTCGTAAGGGTCAATGATTATATTTGGTTCAGCCATAGCATAATGCGCGTCTGCAAAGGGTTTCAGCACAGCCCGTAGCCGTTCGTTGTCTGCCTGAAAGTAATCACGAGCAGCCACCATTTCATCGTACCCTTCCTCGAACGTCTTAGCCTTTAGATTGGCCTCGAATAGTTCAGCAGTCAGGCGCTCGATGCGGGCTGCCTGTAGATACCATTCATGGTCATCACTTTCTAGTGCCTTTACTTGAGCCGTCAGGATCTCTACCTCTTGCTTCTTACGCTTGGCATAGCACAACCAGCACTCACCCGCATCGAACTGTCCGGTATTCATGCAGTTGGTCCCGTAGGGTCCATAGTGTTCTGCACCCTCACGATCATTGATGCGATCTCCCAGCACCTTTACCAGCGCAGTCAGGCGCTCGATCTCTTGTTGCGCCTTATTGAGGTCTAATGCTGTTTTGGCGTTTAGTGCTTCGTAGTCACGCTGTTCGGTTTCTTCACTCATCGTTAGTCTCCAAGGCTTCTACACAAGCCTCGATTATGGCGCGGGGGGCGCTCTCATTGCGCACCTCTGTATATAGGCAATCCTCGTCTGCGGCTTGGGCCGCCCATCCCTGCGAGTTTACTAGCTGCGCTAATTCTATGGTCGGAACCTTCTCCATCAGCGCACCGGCTACTCGCCAGTCACGGACGAACTTATCTGATTGTTGTCCCCACGAGTAGTAAATGCTGTCTAGTTTCTTGCCAACCCCTAACGCTACAGCCCTGTCTGCTAGTTTCCGGTCACTCATTTCTTATCCTCCACAGCAGCGAGTGCTTCTCTTGCACATTCCTCGGCAGCATTAAGGTCGTGCGCCTCATCATCAATAAATCGTAGCGCAGCCCTGAACCGTTCGTTGTCGGCTTGGAGTTCTTGTATCTGTACCACATGCCGATCAATAGCCTCGGTCAGTAGTATCATTTGATGGTCCTTAGAATTCATCGCATACCTCCTTTAGGACTCCTCTTGTCCTGCTTAGCGGAACGTTGCCACTTGGCACAGCTGTTGCACTGCCAACGTTGGTAGATACGAGCAGCCGTACGCTGGTAGCCACGGCGTTGCATGTCGGTAGAGCCACAGTTTTTACATGTCTCTTCTTCGTTGTCAGTCCACAGTGCATAGTTAGGTAACGATGTGATCCAAGGCTTAAGATCCTCGAACATCTCTTCCAGTAGCTGTACGTCCTGTACGTTGTATGACTTCATCTCTTTCCAAGCATTGGCGTTGTTTGCCATGCAATCAAACCAGAGCTGGATACCACGGTGGTTCACCTTACCCTCGTATCCCATCTCTAGGCTGGTCCATGCCAACTTGTTCGAAGCGAACTTGAAGTTGGTACGGATCGTTGACAACAGATCAACGTTCTTATACGGGCTAGGCGGAGGTAGTCCAGCCAATAGGAACTCACGGTTCAGATGTTTCATATCGAACTGTTTCCCATTGTAGTGGATCACAGCATCAGCCTCGTTGAGCATGTCCCAGATAGTCTCGATGAAGTCCTCATCTTGGCAGGTCATAAACTCAACCTTCTTTTCACCCAGCCATTTAGCTGCCCAACACAGAGTATACGTCGGTTCCATGATCATGTCAATGTTAATATTGATATTGAAGGTACCGAAGAAGTATCCTAGGTGTGGTGCTGTCTCGATATCAAGCGCTAAGATTTTCGGTGCGGACATAACAGTACTCCTGTTCCAGCAGTAGGTCAAGGTAGTGGATAGCTTTCTGAATATCCTTTATCTGTCCCTTCTGCTTGTGACGGCAGATATACTTGACGGCGTTGCCTTCGCACCACCCCAGTTTATTCTGCTCGATGAACGTAGTGGGTTGGATACGCATATCCTTGTAGTGCTGCCCACCTACCTGTTTCTCATGTGCTCTTTCTATGTGCTTAAAGTGCTCGTCCTCCATAGCCTGTTCAATAGCGAACTCCTCTTCCTGAGATACAATAGGATATGCAGCTGACAGCTCACATTCCTCTGCTTCATACTCTTCTAGGTCTTTTAAGTCAACACCCATGGTGGTAGCTCCTTGCCTACATGGTACGTGATTCCGTGCCGCCTACACCAGTCAGAGTAACGTACGGTACTCTTCTTGGTCAGCTTGTTGTCGTACATAAACCACATCCGTATGTCATACTTGGGCCAAGCATCTATGACATCTAGCATCTTAGTTCTATTCGCACTCATGAACTTGCCTTTAGCCTCGATGATGATCTTGTTCCTAGGAACGTAGAAGTCGGGGGTATACCACCTTGTCTTGTGGACCTTCCGACTCCCACATTCCTCGCATTCACCACCACGCACCTTCGAGAAGTACTCAAGCTGAAAGGGTTCGTACTCAAACTTTACCCTAGCATTGGTCAACTCATCAGCGCATAGCTTTTCGAAGTTACTCCGGTATAACATTTACTCGGCTCCAAGTATCTCTAGCCCATACAGTCAAGATACCAGCGTCTACCTCAGCCATGCTGATTACTTTGTGGATCTTCTTGTAGTAGATGATCAGTTCACCGGCCATACCCACTTGCCATGTGTACTCCATCTCATCGGAGTCAGCATACTCCTTGACTTGTCCCATTGCTGTTAGGTATACCTTAATCATTTCTTCTCCTTGTTGTACGCGGTATCCATATACCACGCTGTGATGTCCTCAGTCTTGGGCGCTCGTACTACCAAGCTGAGGAATACGGGACCACGGGCGTAATTAAATACCCGTACTCCGGGCCAGCAGTCCTTCTTAAACGCACAGTACGAGCAGTTAACACAGAGCTTGCGGTTACCACTCTTACCATCGGGAGTATCAGTGAAGCCCCTGTCAGGCGCTATCACTGGATCCTTGACGCTATCCTTGATAGCCTCTAGGCTCAGAGGCGTAGTACTGTGTGTCTTGGCGGGAGCAGCTAGGCCCACCTTACCGTTCTGCTTGTCCATTACAAGGAACTTAGGGTTAGTACCCTCTACTTCAAGCTG